TTGTTATCTAAATCAATATATTCTCCTAAACTTAATTCGTCTAAATCTGGTGCAAATCCATATTCAACATCATTCATTTTAAAACGCTCTATATGATGAGGTGTTTGGTTAAGCAATTCATTTAGTATATCAAGTATTGCAGTAACGCTACTCATTTTTAATTTATAGCTTTCAGATAAAGGAATACCACAAAAGATTTCAATCATTTTAGCATCCAAGAAATTACCATCTGGATTGTTTTCAGCTATCTTTAAATACTTTTGATACTGTCCTAATGTTATTTCGTTTATTGATGTAGGTACGTTTATTTCAATCTTCATATATATATAATAGTTTTTTGTTAATGTTTTATGAAAAAGTCCTTACAATTTTCATAAGCCTTTGTAAGTAAGAAGAATTCATTGTGTGTTATTGGTTTTCTAATCCTTACCTTTTTATCTGTTCTGTGATGTATATAACACTCAACTATCGCTATCATTGTTTCGTTATTCATTATCTTATATTATAGCTTCCCTTATTTGGGTTCTTTAATTGTGATGTAATTGCATAACGTGCTGCATCTATACAATGATTAAAAGCATCTATTGGTTTATTAATAGTGTTACCCTCTCTGTCTTTCATCCAAGTATAACTTTGTAACTCCTTAATTAAGTTCTTGCTTCTTTCTGTAATGTATATTTGATTTTGATTTATTAAGTTGATACCATACACAATTGAATCTTTACCTTTTGTACAAGGCAATACTTTATGTCCGTATGTTTTTAATTCTGCAATTGATTTTGGCTCTGCTGAATCTGCATATACTATTTCTCTTATATCGTGTTCTTTAAATAGGTTTGATATATCACTATTTAACAACTTCTTTTGGTATATTATTTCATCAAAGATATAAGCATTGTTATATTTGTATAATGCTATTAATGTACTTGGGTCATTACTATAACCAAAATCCATTCCATAACATAATAACCTTGCTTCAATTGGTAACTTAATACTTTTCCATTCTTTAATACATACACCATCTAAACTACCTACTTGACCAAGTCCATATACTTTCCACCAGTTACTCCAATAGTCAGATGTCTTTGCTCTTTCTCTTGCTGATTCTATATCGTCTACAATGGTTTGTGGTAACGCTTCGTTATCTAAATAAGTAAGTGTAATGAAATCCGCATCCGATTGATTTGCGACCTCCTTATGAGCCCAGAAGTTAGCAGTTGGATTAAAGTCAATCCATATATCTCCAGAAGTTCTAATTGATAATTGTTGATACGCTTCAAAAGGTACATTGTTTGCTTCATTCACATACAATACATTTCTTCTTGCACCTCTTAATTTATCTGGTTGTTCTACTGAAAAGAACTCAATATAACTTCCATTTGTAAATGTGTATTTTAAGGTACTTCTATTCCATTGGTTATCTCTAAACCTACCAGTTGCAATCATTATCTTTAAGAAGTCTTTAATTGCACCTCTACGTAAATGTGGAATTGATTCAGATACTACGCTTGTTTCTGTTATAGGATTTCTTATACATCTATCAATAAGAATAGGAAGTATACCAAATGTTTTACCAGCTGATGTACCTCCTTGTATTACTTTTTTACGCTTTTTAAGTGCGTGTAATTTTCTTATTGCAGTTGTGGTCTGAAACATTTATAAATCAAATAAAGGTTGCTCTGATGTAATTGAAATATCTTTTGTTTCTTTTGGCTTACCATACATATAATTCATATATAATTGTATCGCTTTAAAATCTCCCTCATCAATCATTAATTTTAATTTAACAATTGCTTCATCTTTATCAATATGTTTATTCAACATACCAATTAATTCCATCTCTTCTGATTTTGATTTACGACCAGCACCCTCTCTTTTACCACCTCTTTTACTTTCCATAGTTTGAAATAAATTGATTATTCATACTTATATAATAGTAAATATCAGCTATTTTATTCGGTTTCTTCTTTATCTTTTTCAACTGTCATATTAATAGCAGTAACAATTGCTTGAACTTCTAATGCTAATTTATAGCACATCTTTTCTAATAATGCTATTCTTTCATTTATTGTATGTTTCTTTTGCTTCATATATTATATTAGTTTATCAGTTAAATCTTGAATCCATTGTCTTAATCTATTCTTATTGCAAGTGCAAATTTCTTGGTACTTATGATTGAAATACTTTGAATGTAATCTACACATTGTTTTAAAGTCTTCATTACTCATTTTAGATGTAATCCTTTCTTTTACACCGTTCCATATTAGTTTATCTTCTACCATAATTCAATATCATTTAGATTATTTTGTCTTTCATCACAACCGCAATCTGGATATAGTTTTTTCCAAATGTATTTAATACCAGTATAATATGTAATGCGTTCTATTAAATCTCCAAGTTTCATTTTTCTATTATTTTATCTCTTAACTTTTGCTTTGTTTTTCTATAAGTATTGTAAAGCGAATGGTAAGTTATATTTGTTTTATTTGATAGTTCTGTAATTGAATATTCTCCTTGTATTAATTCAAATACTTTTTTATCGTACCAATGAACATTATCTAATTCTTCAAGTACAATATCATTTGCTGCATCAAAATCTAAATATTCTCCAGATTCAATATCTAAAACTAAATCAATTGAAACCTTTTTTTCTTTTGTTTGTCTGTTCTTCATTTGTAGGAATGAGGTTTTAAGAGTTAAATATATATAGTAATAATTTACATCATCTCCATAAGCAATGTTTAAACCTTTTTTAAGCATCGTTCCAATAATAACGTACATATTACCTACAATATCTTCTGCTTCGTCTTGTGTGCATCCGAATTTTAAGACTGTATTAATCCATTTATTATGTGAAGCGTAAATCTTTTCTAACATATAATATAATTTATATAAATATACAATATATTAAACGTAAAAAGTTGTTTACTTGTTAACAGAAAGATTGATTTGAAAAAAGAATATAATATGCCCAAAGCACATATCATTGTATTTATATGGTCTAATATATTTTGATAAAGATGTATGTATTAGTTTACATATAACTTAATATATAAGTATAATTATATAATAAAAAAAAAACGACATATTTAAGTTTCTATACTAATATAATTGTTATTTGTATTTATTCTAAATAACAATCTTCATAATTTTCTATTAAATAATTCTTAATATCTTTTTTATAGCGTTTGTATATATTATATACTTGGTGGTAATTAAGACCAGTTATTTCGCAAATTTCATCATAAGAATAACCATAGTATATGTCTTCAAAAATAGATAAGTAAAAGGTTTTGTATTTATTTTTATACCCCTTGATAAGTCCGTTTTTTTTTAATAAATTAATCTTATTTTCTAATATTATTTCTAAATTGTTATAGTTAAAATTATCATAATATAATTCTTGTTGCGAATCTAAACAAGAATCTTCAGAATTAGCATTAAATTTTTCTGAATAATCCCAAACAATAGTATTGTCTTTTCTCAACAAACGAACAGTATGTTCACTTTTTCTTGGTTTAATGAAATTTTTTTCTGTTGTTTTTAAAAACTGTACTATCGCAGTATATGATAACTTATTTTCTTTGCAGTAAGAAAGAACAGATACGTAAACATTTCCAGTTACTAAACATATACACTTCTTGTTATCCTCGTATTTTCTGTCTTTAGAAATACCCTCACCTCCTTTTGTTAAATTAACTAAACTACCATTTCCTAAATCCCTTCTTCCATAAAAAGAAATTAATTTCTTTTCCTCTGTAAAAGCATCGTAAATAGTTAAGCCTTTTTTAACAACACAGACAACAACACCGTGCTTTAAATAATAATTCCTCCAAAACAAACTTCTTCCCCTAAAATCAAAAGGTCTTTCTTTGTTTCCAACTCCAACATAAAAAACCTCACTTGTCTTTGGATTCTTATGTAGGTAAACACATTTATTTAATTTTATCATAATTATTATATACTTTTAATTCACACCTTAATCTATTTACCAAGCACTACTTGTTACACCATCACTACTTTCAATTACTTCACATTTATCTTTAGATTTCCAACTCCAAGACTTAACTCTTAAATTAACCATTTCATATACTTCATCTCTTCTGTATGATGGTAAACTATTTATAAGCAGTTGTAAGGCATCGTTTTCTTTTTTAGGTAATTTACCTTTAACTCTATTATCTAACTCTTCTGCTTTGTCTTTAATCTTATTATCAAGTAATTTAAACTCCTCTATTTTGTCATCAAAATAAATATTGTAAACGTTTCTAAAATCTGAATAGTTATGATAATATAAATCAATTTTACGTACTGCGTGATATACTGCAACTCTTGTTCTTTTAATTCGTTTAGACCAGAAGAAGTCTTCAATTTGTCTATCATTCATATAATTGAAATCCATTAACACTTTATAAAGTAATGCTCTGAAATATGCATCTATTGGTTTTCTTGATAATGATAACGCATCAACTCCAGAAAGTTCTTGAAAGTCTTCTAATATTTTATTTGCATCTGCGATACTGTAATCTTTATTCTTGTTTGCCATATTTATTTTATTTAATAATTGTTTTATATTTTTTCTGCACCAGCTTTGATTAATATTTTATCTGATATACTTGTAATTCTTTTTGGGTCTTTTGTGTAAGCAACAAATACTTCTTGTAATTTACTAAACTCGTTAAAGTCAAACTTTAAAAATTCATCTATAAAAACTAAATTGTTTTGTACTATTGTGCTTCCTACTTTATCTCCATCTAAATCATAAACTTTATCAAAGAATTCTAATTCTATTTTTAATAAGTCTTCTAATGTTCTTGATACATTTTTTTTAGTTGTTTGCCTAAATACACCTAAATGCTTTGTTTCTTCAAGGTAATGATTATTGATGTAACTTGATAAGATTGCACCACTTACTTTTATTAATTGTTTTTTTGTTAATTCCATAATTTAAAACATTGTTGTTTGTTTAGTGTCTTGTTTTTTTATTCCTAATACTGTTTCTAATATTGTTTTACCAGCTTCATAGTCTACAAGGTTTCTTGCCATTTTTGTTTTACTTTGTTCTCCTTTGTATTTTCTAAAATCATAATCGTGAAATTCACACAATTCTGAAAACTCATTCTTTGTAGCACATAGCTGAAACTTTCTTTCATTTAAATTATTTGGTAAATTAAAGTTTGTCCAGTATAAATGCCTCCCCCTTTTTTTAGCAGCTATTAAAGGTTCGTAATAAGGTGTTACATTTTCTACTACATACTTCCCCTTGTAGTAGTGTTGTAAAAAAAGTATCTCTTGGTAAAGTTTCATATCCGGGTATATTCCCGGTGTTTTAGTATCGTAGTTACTGCTATTCCAATACCTCGCTCTACTGTGGCTTGGACAAGGAGGCGAACTCCATATAAAATCAAACTCTTTGTAATGGTCTAATAGATATTGATGTGCATCTGCTACTATTACTTTATCGTTAGGAAAACGTTCTTGGTATAATATCGCAGCTTCTGAATCAAGTTCAACCGCAGTAATTTCTAAATTATTTGCTACTTCATCCCACTTGTATCGGTTACCGCCTAAACAAGCGTATAAATTTAATATTTTCATTTTATTTTTTATTTTTATCGTCATACATTAATTTATATAATTCCATTGTTGGTTTAAATTCAGTCAAAGAAGCAATTACTGGATTATTTTTTTTAGCTAATGCTTTATATTTTCTAAATAAAAAGTCCATAGTTTTAATATCTCTTTTTGCAGAAGAAAACCCAACAGTTATCATTTCCCTAACACAATACGCTTGTATTTTTTTTCTACCAAATTCTTCAGTAAGTTCAGATATTTTTCTAATTAAGTAAAATGAAAATTCTTTATCTATTATTTTTGCTTTTCCTTTTTTAAACTCTAAATGAGTAGACCTTCCTCTTGAAAAAAAACAATTAACAACGTTACCAACAGAAATATTATTATAATTAGATAGGTAAGCATCGTAAATTAATTCATAATCTGAATTAGTCTTTGAAAACGCTTTTAAGTAATCTAAAGTATTCCAATTTTTATTGCCATTATTTAAACCAATTATAGCGTTTAAATGCTCTTTTTCAATATTAGTATCAACCCATTGAACAATGTAAGCTGGAATTGTTTTTTGGTTTAAAAGTTTAGCTGATTCAATTCTATGATGTCCTTCAATAACATCTCCTTTTGAAGATACAACAATTGGCATCATCCAACCAAAATCATTTAATTTTGATTTAAAATTTTCAGCGTGTTTTGTTACAGTATCTCTATTAACTGTTGCCATTTTTAATTCACTTATTTGGTAATAAGCATTGTACTCTCCTCTTTTAATTTCTTGTGTGTTCATCTTGTTTGTTTTTAATTGTTTTTAATTATCTAATATAATATGATGTTTGTTCTTGGTACTTTTCTTCTTCGTAATATCTTTTAGTTAAATCAATTTCTTCTTCTAATAAGGCATCAAGATAATTGTAAATAAAATCTACATCTTCACTTGTCAATTCTATTTCATCTTCTCCGTTCCATATTTCAGCTTTTAAAACGCCCTCTTTAAGGTTTAATTCTATAAGATAACTATTACTATCAAAATATAAAGTTACTTCGTTAGGAAGCGGATATTGATAACTACCAGTTGTTTCGTATGATGGTTCTATTGTTTCTATAAGAACTTTTATTGCTTCTGTCATAATCTATCTTGTAAATAATTTAATAATCATTGATAAAAACATCAGTATTAAATAACATACTAACATTGTCATAACTAAATATACCATAAACTCTGCGAAATATTCTATTACTTTTCTCATATTAAAAGTTTATTGTGATTAATATTATTACTATAATTGACATTACTACTAAATGTACTTGGTTTGATAATACTTGGTCTTCTTTACTTTTTTTCATCTTGTTTGTTTTTGATTATACACCAAAGATACAACCTATTTTTAGTTTATGAACTATCTTTTAACAAACTTTAACATAATTTAACATTTAGACATAAAAAAAGGATAGCTATTTGCCATCCTTATAAACATTGTTAAACGTTTTTATTACCTATTCTCTAAATATATTTGTAAAGATGCCAATGCTCTCCAAGCAACTTTTGCTAAATGCAATACACCATCTTCATCAACTGGATTCTTTGAATGGTCTATTAAATGCCTAACTAATGCATCTTCATTATCAAAACTTTTATTCTTATCCCAATATAATTTATCTCCTTGATTATGTTGTTTCTGTCCAGCTAAACTACATTTAGCAACTTCTTTTAAAGCATCTGGAAAATAAGTAAGAACACCAGAATATACTGGCATACCTTTTCTATCGTCTTTTTGTTCTTCAAGTTCTAACTCCTTATTAAATGTTTTTGTTATTTCTAATAATTTTTCTAAACCACTCATTTCTTTTTCCTTTTTTAATTTCTTTTCTATTTCTAATTCTAATTCTTTTTCTAAATGTTTTTCTAAACTATTCATATTTTATATTTTAAATTTATTTATATTCCATTTTTTAGAAACCTTTGATAAGAATAATTTTAAAGGTTCTTCTTTCACATCGTACCACTTTTTATTATAGTAATAACCACTAACAAAACATTTTTGCAAAGGTATATCTGATTCATCTTGTTTAAAATTATGAGTTACATAAAGTGCAATTGATTTACTTGTTCTCCAATTATTGCATATTCTTTCTAAAACAAGACGTTGTCCAATTGGAATTTTATTATTAATTCTTTTCACTTCCATTAATATAAGTGCTTCGTTGTTAAATTCTAAAACAACATCTATATCTGTTGGATGTATTTTACCATCTTTTATACCAGTAAAATCTATTGTTTGACGTACTTGTTTGCTATTTCTTATTAATGTCATAATTGTATATTTTAGTATATAAATCCCAAATTGCTTGGTAAGATTCTTCTGCACTAAATTCTTTGCCTTTCATATAAAACTGTCCGTTACCACCTAAAGTATAAAACACTTTAAATTTAGAACCAGAAACCTTTGGATAAATCCTAAAGCCTTTTCTAAAACAATAAAGCATTGCTTCGTAATTGCAGTTTTTAATCGTTATCTTCTTCTTTGCCTTTGCCATATATATTCAAGTCTTCAAGTAATGTAATTAATTCCAATGCCTTTTCAACACCTTTTGCTTCGCACACCCTACCAGCTTCTACAAGGTAAAGCCAATATTCGTACACATCATTTTTATCTTTTGTCTGATAGTAACTATCTACACAACTATTGTAAGCAACTGAATTTAATTGATTGCATTGTCTATCTTCCATAACTTTAAAACTCTAAATTATTATCATAAGATTGTTCGTAAAATTCTTTATTATCAATATACTTTTTATAATTGTCAGTTGCTATTTTTAATTTCTCATAACCACCAGCAATAAAGTCATCTGATAATGTAACAAATTCAACTTCCTTTGTCTGTTTATCCACTACAACGTAATTAAATTCAAACGCTCCAAACAATTCTAAATATAATGCTGCTTGTAAATCATAATTGTAAAGTAAAGCAGATTCTGAAAACCTACTAATATCACTTGTAGTTTTTAAATCAACTACAATACCTTGCAAAAGTATATCCGCTTTTCCTCTAAATGGTAAATCGTTATAATAGCCTATTTCTGGAACTTCAAATTCTGCTTGTTTAACTAACCTACTAAAATCTTTATTGTTTAACACCGCTTCTGCTACTGCCTTACATCTATTTAATTCAGCTAAAGTGTAAACTGTTTGCGGTAATTGTTCTTCAACTGCTAATTTATAAGCCTTACTTCCTTTGGTGCTTTCTATAATTGTTAATTCGTCTATTCTATGTGGTTCTAAACTTAACAAATGAATTAATCTACCATCCCTAAACGGTTGTGGTTCTTTCTCCTTTGGTGGTTTATTTAGCATTGCAACGTATGCCTCTGGAGATTCCAAAAGGCTTTTACAACTTGATGAAGATAAAGCGTGTTTACCAAGATAACCGTAATAAAACGTGTCATCCATCATTTTAAGTAATATTTCTTCTTTGTTAAATACTTCTTTATTTAATAGTGTGATTGATTTCATTGTCTTATTTTAATTTAATTGCTTTTATTACTTCTAATTCTGTTATTTCTTTTTTTACCCAAATACGTTTTTTAAATTCAGTTGTTGCTGGTAATGATTTTGTAAACCATTTTATATCTATTTCGTTTAAGTTAAATAAATATATTCCTTCTGGCGTGCTATTAATGTAAATTGGTATATCTAAATTCTTATTCGATTCCAATAGCATAGCATCGTATTTGCTCTTTTCTAATATTAAGGTATCGTAATGCTTTCTTCTACACTTTAACTCTATTCTATTTTGAGTTTCAATATCATAGCAATCCCATCTTGAAATTGGATTTTTACTGTTTACTAATGTTTTGTAATGGTTGTTACTTAACCACTCGAATAAATCCTTTTCTTTCCAGTTTTGCATATGTGCTAATATACTAAAAATATATTAATTAAAAATCATAAGAATTGTCAACAAATTCTGGTAAACCGTTTTCGTTTATTAAAAAGCTAAAAGGCTCAAATCCTCTGTTTCTGCTTCTTTTACATTCAACTGAAACCCAACCTTTGTTAACGTGATTTGCTTCTAACTTAATTTGTAGTTCTGCTTTCTTTTCTAAAAAACTTCCAAGATGTCCAGTTGGTTTATCACTTCCGTAATTTGAATGTATAACCGTTACAATATGGCATTTATATTCATCAGTCCAAGACATTAATTTTTGAACTGCTACCGAACATTGTTCAAGGTTATTTACATCAGCAACTAAATCTGCAATTCCATCAATAATTATTAAACCTATATTCTTTCCATCTAAAACATCACTTAATACGTAATCAATAAAATCAATTCTATCTGATGGACTCATATTTCTTAAGGCATAAGTATAATATTTGTCATCAGTTTCTAAACCGTTCATAATTATTGGTCTTCTAAAAACCTTTTGAGCGTGGAATCTACCTTGTTCTGTATCAAAGTGAATTACGTTTCTGCCTTTTCTATGCCCTTTTATTTTACCAGTAAATTTGTTTCCGTTATTTAAATAAGCAGAGGTTAGTAAACTTGTGAAAAATGATTTACCAACTTTTGGTGGTGCTTGTACAAAACTGAAGTTCCCATAAGTTCCTAAAGGTATTGGGTACTCTGCACTTGTTCCATCTGTATTTTTTTCTGTGTAAGAACCACAACTGATTGCTACTGGTGGATATTTTACTTCTTCTGATATGTCAACGTAAGCATCGTCATACAAAAGTTGCATCTCCATTCTTTTTACTTCTTTACTGTCATCTTGTATGCTTGTTTGATTCATCTTCTTTGTATTTGATTATTCTTGTTTTAAAAAACTTACCTAAAATATTATCGTTTAGAAAATTATCACTTTCTAAAACCTTTTCTTGAAATTGTAAAGCGGTTTCGTAATAAGTCATCATTGTTCGATTATAACAAATGTACATTATTTTCCTTTCACAATCTTCAACTAACCATTTTTTTGTTTCTGCATTACTTCCAGTATATTTTAACCAATTACTTTCTATCCATTCAACTCTTTTACGCTTATATCCTTTTAATGGTGGTTTAGTACGTTTATTAAGCAATATCTTTTTACCTATATAGTATTTGTTTGTTTTCTTGTTAAGTATCTTGTAAACGAAGCCTATTGCATCTTCTGGTAAATCAGTTCTTTCTTTTATAATTTGGTCTTTATATATCCACATAGAATAAAAAAAGGGATGCTATTAACACCCCTTTGAATTAATTAATTAAAATGGTAAATCTACTGCTTCTTCTTCTTGAACTTCTGCTTTAGCTTCTGACTTTTGTACAAAACCTTGCAAGTCATCTGATGCATAATAAATTTTACCATTTGCAACGTACCTTTTTTTCTCTTTATTTTCCCTTTGCTCTTTGCTTTGTGGAATTGTAAAAGATACATTTTTACCATAGTTACCTTCTTCAAAGATTGAAAAGTTTAATTTAAGTTTCTTTAACTCTTTTCCGTTTTCATCTTTCTTTGGCACTAACTCCTTTTGAGAATTGTAAGTTAAAATACTTTCAAAGTATTGTGATAATTGTTTGATTTCTTCTAACTGTAATTCTACATCTCCTAATAAATAACTTTTGTTGCTCATAATTCTAATTTTAATTTAATGGTTTATTTAGTTAATAATTCCTTTGTTTCTTTTGAAACTTTATATTTCTTTTCTACGTTTGCAAGTGTACCACCGCCTTTTAAATATGCTTGTACTTTTATAAATTCAGCAGTACCTTTATTTAGCCATTCTTTATCAGAAGTTGTTGCAGTTGCTTTTGGTGCTTTACTTTCCTTTCCGTGTGTATTTGTACTATCAGCATCTTTAGTGTCATCAATCAAAAATAAGCCATTTAAAGCATACTTACGAGAATATGAACTACTACTACCAAAACTTTGTGCAATGTCCATACCTTTACGATTTGGGTCTATTCCAGCTTGTGCTTTAGTATGTACTTGGTTTTCTCCATCAGATATAATTGCAATTGATTCTACAAATATAATATCTCCTAATTGTTTTATTTCGTCTGATACTGTTAAAGTGCATTCGTATTTATCTAAAAGCGGTTTAACTGCTTCTAAAATGTCTTCACAACTTCTGTAATTGTATTTACCAAACGAATTACGTTGTGATTTGGGTGCTTTTAACTCCGCTTGAATTTTTTGTAATTTTTTCATTTTATTTCTGTTTTTAATTATTAATATTTGTGTTGAAAACCATTGTAACCCATAAGGTGTAATCTTGTTTCTTGCAAGTGAGCAAATATAGGGCAATTATAAACGCCCACAATTTCAAAACCTTGTGTAATTCTACCTTTACTTTTATGGCTTCTTATTCTTGCTTTTAAATTACCAGTAAATCCTATGTAATGTTCTTCTGGTAGGTAGTATATTGCGTATCCATTAACTTTTTCATTAGATAAATAGTTTTTTTTGCATTCACTTATTTTAATTTTGTTTTTAATATAATAAGATTTCACTCTTTTATTTACACATAATTTGCATTGTGAGTTTATGTAGTTGCCTCTTTTACGAACATAGAATTCTTTTAATTCTTTTTCTAATAAACATTTTTTGCACTTTCTCATTTTGTAAATATAGTTAATTTTTATTTATTAATTGAAACATTTAAGTTCAAGTAATTCCTTGTACCAAAAGTTGGTATTTTCATTTGGTAATTAATTTTAATGTCTGTTAAATTTGGGTCTTCTTTTAAGTGCATTTCTATTTGCTTTTTTAAGTTTGCCCAAGCTACTTCGTTTACTTTCATAATTTAAAATTTGTCAAGCATTTTTATTTCTGCATTTAATATTTCTATTTCAATTTCTTTTTCTAATAATTGTAATTTGCCAGCAAGCCATAAGTTATCAGATGCAATTGCGTACTCTTGTAAAATTGTTAATGATTCTTCCATCTTGTTTGTTTTAGTGATTAATTATGAAGCAAATCTACAAAACCTTTTTAGTTCTGTAATTATTTGAAATGTTAAAATTTTGTTAAAAAAAAATAGAAGCCATTTCTGACCTCTATTTAAAACAAGTATTAATGAAAAAAAACAAGATAGTAAGGTTAATCAATCCCTACTCAAATATACAACATATATATAATTAAATAATACTTTACTTGTGAACACATTGAAGAAAGCCTTATAAAATAAGACTTGTTAATAAATAAATAAATAGTAATGTTGAAATATAGCAATTTCCAAAAAAAAAACCAGTAAATTTACTACATAATAAAACTAAAGCATTACTTTTTAATAATTGGCTTGGATATTACAAATATATATTTATCAAAAAATATTAGAAAACATTATTATCAAAAAATATTTACTCGTATAAGAGAATAAATATGTTCAATTAAAAAA